AGTTGGAAATAAGCCATTTCTTTCAAGAATATTGGATGAGCGAATTGACAAATATATGAATCCACCATATAATTTAGGCATAGAAGAAGCACATACAAAGGCATTAAATGAATTAGCGAAGGAGTATGGTGTGACATGGGAAGAGTTAAAATAAATTCATATTTAGATGTTGTTATTTCACATCCGGATATGACACCGGAAGAAAGAGAAGAAGAACTTCAGCGTCTGAAAGAGGAAAGTGATAAATTAACAGACTGGCCGGAGATTTTTTAGTACCACTGATCAGAAAGGGTTGGTGGTATTTTTATGCACATTTTTAAGAAAGGGTATGGTGATCCAGTAATCTCGCAGCTATGCGTCAAATAGTGGGAGGTTGGGTGGCAGAATAAGGATAGATTGATTTGGGACATCTCAGGATGTCCTTTTTTGATGCCATTTCATCCGTAGGGATGTAAAACACTTATTCCACGAAATCATGGACGAGACATGTAAAAAGCGTAAGAAAGGGGAAATACAAAATGACATTAGAAGAATTATTGAAAGCAAAGGAATTAACAGATGATCAGATCAAGGCAATTCTTGATGGGATGAAGGAGAATAAGATCTTCACGGCATCGGAAGAGAATCTTGATATCCGTTATGGAAAGCTGAAGACAGACTATGATAATCTGACGACTCAGAACGGAGAAGCAACGGAACTCATTGAGCAGTTGAAAAAAGGGACAAAGAACAGTGATGAGCTTCAGGGGAAGATCACTGCCTATGAGACACAGGTGGAAACACTGACAAAGCAGTTGAATGAGGAAAGACTGGAATCAGCGTTAAAAGTGGCACTTATGGGAGCAAAAACAGATGATGTTGCTTATATGGCATTTAAGCTGAAAGAAGGCGGGGACCTTGAGCTTGATGATAACGGAAATATCAAAGGGATTGATGAAAAGATTGCCGGTTTGAAAACTCAGTTTCCAGCTCATTTTGAGACAGATGATGGAGGCAATGGAAAAACACCAAGAATGATTGATCCGAAGCCTTTACCGACTGGCGAGCATGACACAGGGGCAAAACCGAAAGATCTGGCTGATGCGATCCGGATGCAGTACGAAGACACACAGAAATAGAAAGGTTAAAAATGGTGAATTGAATGGCACTCTTATTAAAAGACATGATAGAAGGCGTATCCGATAAGGTGGCTGAGCAGGTTGTTGATACATTCCTGAGAGAATCAGAAATCTTACAGATGTTACCTTTTGACAATACGGTAAGTCCGCAGGGCGGTTCAACACTGACATATAGCTACCTGCAGACACAGATTCCGTCTACAGCAGCATTCAGAAAATTAAATGAAGAATACAAAGACAGTGAAGCAAAACTGGTTAAAAAGTCTGCGGATCTTAAAATCTTTGGTGGAAAGTTCAAGATGGACCGTGTGCTGAAGCAGTCTGAAAGTAAATTCAACAATATGGCATTCCAGATGGAACAGAAAATCCGGGCAGCTGTATCACTGTTCCACTACACTCTGATCAATGGTGATTCCACAACCCAGACGGAATCCTTTGACGGACTGGACAAAATGCTTGCCGGCACTACGACAGAATTTAATACAAGCACCGTGATTGACGTATCTGATCTTACAAAGATGAAATCCAATGCAGATCAGCTGTATGAGATGCTACAGATCCTGATCCGGGAGACAGGAGCTGATGCGTTACTGATGAATGCCAGCATGATTTCAAAAGTGCAGACAATGGCACGTATCCTGGGATATAAGACAGAAACAGAAGAGGCATTTGGCAAGAAAGTTACATCAATGGATGGTGTCAGATTTATGGATCTGAAGGATCATTACACAGTAGAAAGCGGAACAACTGTTACGGCAAACGCATGTGTCAAAAATAATATTTCCAGAACAGTATCCGGATCATCCGCTACCACTGGTCTGACAGATATTTATGCTGTTAAGTTTGATGTGAATGATGGATTCCATGCGGCTACTATTACCGGTAGCTCTGCTATTAGCCAGTATCTGCCGGATTTCAACCAGCCAGGAGCAGTAAAGGATGGAGAAGTTGAAATGGTAGCGGCTACAGTGCTGAAAAATACAAAGCATGCAGGCGTAATCAGAAACATTAAAATCGTGTAGGCGAAGGGAGAATGAACAATGGCAGCCAAGAAAAAGGAAGAATTAAGAACATACAAGGTCACAGTGAAAGATAATCCGGGATATTGCGGTGAAGGTGCTGGCGGTGCACAGTTTGCGCATGGCTCAGCGCTGATCACAAGTGAACGACTTGCAGCATGGTTCAGAGAACATAAAGGATATATAGTGGAGGAAGTCGGAAAACCGGAAGAAAGTGCTGACGCTTAAGAGTAGAGAGGACGGTGATCCCGTATGATTCTGTCAGTTGATGAGGCAAAAAGACTCATCGGGTTTAACGGCTGGTCTGATGAAAGGATTGAAAGAAAGCTTAAATCCATTGAACAGACTATCCGATCTTATACAAATAACAGTTTTCAGAATCGGTGTGTCCGATCAGAAGCGATGGTACATAATACGCTTTATGTGGTTGATAGTATTCCTGGTCTTATAACCGGGGATACCGTACAACTGTCAGAGAGTTTGTACAATAATGGATTGTATGTTGTAAAAGAGATTGAAGACAACCGTATCACATTGGACAAAGAGCTTATAAATGAATCACATATACTGCTTACGAAGGTTATGTATCCGGATGATGTGATTGATTGCTGCATCAATTTGTGCGAGTGGGAAATAAAGAATAGAGGGAAGGTTGGCGTGAAATCGGAAACATTATCCAGACATTCCGTAACCTATTTTGATCAAGATGTTAATAATCAGGTAAACGGTTATCCGGTAAGCCTTCTGGGATGCCTGAAACCATACCGGAAAGCGAGGTGCTGATCATGTCAGAGATCGGCGGAAATCAGACTGCAGTCTTGCAGGTAAAGAGCGAAAATGGAACGGATGCGATCGGTAATCCGTTAATTGATTGGAAAGAAGCCGGCTCTTATCAGGGATGGCTTGATTTAGTGTCCGGAAGTTCACCTGTCCAGAACTATAATGCCAAAATAGCAGAGTCCAGTCATTACTTTTTGACAGATTATAGTAAAGATCTGGCTGATCAGGATCCGGAGATATCCAGAATGGTGATTGGCGGGAAAGTTTATGATGTGCAGTGGATAGATGATCCAATGGGAATGCATGAACATTTGGAGATTTATCTGAAAGCTGTCGGAGGTGTTGGAAGTGGCAGTAATTGAGTTTGAGAACAACACAGATGAAATTATTGAGGAAATGAGGCAAAAAGCTCTTGCCTGGTTGGAGGAAGCTGGCGGGGATATTCAGTCTCAGGCAGCATCGAATTCAAGGAGAGCCTCTGGTGAAACTGCAGGAAGCTTCCAACACAGGGTGGATGAAGGAACTATGACCTGTGCAATCGGTTCTTCTCTTGAAAATGCTATATGGGAAGAATTTGGGACAGGTGAGTATGCCTTACATGGTGATGGACGAGCAGGAGCATGGTATGTTCCGGTAAAATCCTATACAGGGAAAAAGAAACCTACATTTAACGGTAAAGTGGTTATCGTTCACGGAAAGAATGGGGTGGATTTCTATAAGACCAACGGTAAACGTGGAACAAGGGCATTGTTTAATGCTTTTAATTCCATGAAACCAGAGATTGTGAATGATGCGAAAATAGATTTTAAGGATTTGGGTGAATGATATGACAAATGAAATACTGGAATACATGAACCTGAAATTGAAAGAGCTGCTTCCATATCAATACTATGAATGGAGCACAAAAGCAGTCTACCCATATTGGATAGGTGAATACTCTGAGATTCCATCCAATGCAGAAGATGGATTTGGGGAAGACACAATGATGATAACGGGAACAACAAAGGGCAGCGTGATAGACCTTGAAAATGGAAAAGAGATTCTTCGGAAAGCTTTTTCAGCAATCATAGGTTATCACGCTGTTCTTGATTCTGGAACACATATTCTTGTGTTTTATGATACAGCAACCAGTATCCCAACAGACGGGAATGATATTAAACGGTTGCAAGTGAATTTGCAGATTAAAAATTGGAAGGTGAATGAATAATGGCAAATGAGTGGACAAGTTGGAAAGAGCATGGAATTACCAAAGACACGCCTGATTCCATTTTGTTTGGAGCAGGAACAATCCATCAGGGATTGAAGTTCTCTGGTGAGAAATGGAATTTTGCGGAATCGATTATCGGTGCAACTAATGGTGGATCAAAGCTGTCTCTGAAGCCGGAGGTGCAGGATATTGAGGTTGATGGGAAATTTATTAAAGCAAAAGGGTTAATGGTTAAAGTTGGTGAAAGTGCAACGATGGAAATTAACTTTGCCGAGATTAACCCGGAAATCATCAAAAAGGGATTGATCGCAAAAGAAGGGACCTCTTCGGCAAAAGGTTATAAAGTGCTGGAGAGTAAGCCGGATATTGAATCAGGAGATTATTTTGAAAACTTCGCATTTGTGGGAAGGACAGTATCAAAGAAGCCTATCATTGTTATCTTTGATTATGCTTTATGCACGTCCGGATTTGAACTGGATCCGAAACATAAGTCCCAGGCATCGCCGGCAGTTACGGTTGAATGTGTAGGAGATGTTACACAGGATGATACTCTGAAAGTATTACCTTATCACATTTATTATCCGGATCCGGCAGCTACCCAGCCAGTAGAAAAGAACGCTTCTGACAAAGCTGTAATTGCTGATTCGGCAGAGGACAAAAAATAGCAGAAGGCAGGAAAAATAAGGAAAGGAAGGATTGTAAGAAATGGTAGAAAGAAATTATGAGCTGAGAACTTTATGTGCGGATGATATTTTCCCGATGGTAAAAATCATATCAAAGATTGGTATTGATGATATTGCGGATTGCTTTGATGCCAAGGAGATGTCTGAGGTCATGGAAGCAATGAAGCCGGCAGAAGACGAGGAATCAGAAGTAGGAAATGCTGAAAAAGCGAATGAGCTGCTTACACAGCAGATCGGAATCAGAGTTGTAATGAAACTGGTAGGACTTCTGATGAAGAATCTGGGAAATATCAAAGGTGATTTATACAAGTTTTTGGCAGGAGTATCTGGAATGGAGGAACAGGAGATTGCGAAGCTCCCACTTGGAACATTTACACAGATGATCATCGACATTTTCAAAAAAGAAGAGTTCGGTGATTTTTTTCAGGTTGTATCAGGATTAGTCAAGTAGGGAGATTTGAAGTCCTGGATCAGATTTTTAAAAGATACAATGATCCGTTTCGTATGTTGGACGCATATATAAAAACCGGTTGTTTTGTAGAATTTCTTTTGAATT